GCACGTATAAAACACAAAGTCTTTCAAAGCCTCCGGGTCTTTTCGGCGTAGTCTTGCCCACTCCCTTGTGATCCGGTAGGACGTGTATCGCTTCCACTCCCCAACGGTCTCAAGGGCCGTCAGTGCTTTGGTTGTTAATGGGATGGTCCTTGGCTCCCCGTTCTTTGTCTTGATAATATCGATCACCGGCCCAACGATAGGGTCTTTGCGGATCATGGAGGACTTTAGGCCCAACGATTCCGATGGACGAAGCCCTGTCTCAATAGACCAACGGAAGAACAGGCGAAAGCCCTTGTCGTCAATCAAAGCCTCAATGGCCTCTTGGTCCTCCTCGCTAAAGAACGACATCCTAGCGTCACTGGGTTGCTTTAGGCGTGGAACTTTGAACCCAACGTCATGCATCCCGCGCTCCCGTGTGAAATCCAGGGTGGTCTTGAGTGTCTGTAGCTTGGAGTTGATGGTGCTGGGTTTGTTACCCTTCTTGACCTCGCTAAGGATCACCTTGTCGATTACGCCCAACGATAACCCCCTTGTGGTTTTGGGTAGGTTTTTTAACCAAAAGGAAATATTCCTTTGCTCTACCTCCGCGCGGGCTTTTTCGGCCCAACGATTGATAAAGGTAACTTCAAATAGGTCTTGTATGTTTGCCATGCCCAACGATTAGACGAAAACTTTCATCATGTAAAGATGTTTTTTGCCCCAACGATAGGATTTCCAGGTTTTGGTGGTGTGATGGTAACAAAAAAGCAACCCAAGGTTTCCCCTAGGTTGCTTTGTGGTGGTGTTGTTGTGTGCTGGTGCTAGTTACCTCCCCGGAATAACTCCCAAGCTAGATAGGCGGAAAGGAGAGAGAAGAAGAGCCAGAGAATTTCCTCGAATTTGTTCATGGTGTTACCTTCTAGTGTTCGTTTGCGATTTCTCGGAGTTGTTCAAGCTCTAAGTAATCAAACGAAGCTCTAAAGCGTCTCCCGGTTGTACAGCATTCTTCATACATCTTATGCGCTTTGATGCTGTCGCTATCATAGCCCATTTCAGACGCAAAATCCTCAAACGAATAACCGTCAAAATCAGCTTGGCCATCGAGTAAACACGCAAACAGCACATCATCAACATCCGGGTGTTTTTTGGTGGAGCGGGCAAAGGCAGCTAATAAATTAACCAAGCCCCTCTTATCTTTGAAGCGACAGGAAAGACCGTGTTTTTCAAGGCCGTTTTGCCACTCATACAAAGAACGTTCTCGAGTGTATCGAATCACTTTCTTAACATCAAAGCACCCTATCCCTTGGGAATAACGACCGGACCAAATCACTTTCTCATTTCGGAGAAGCTCCACCGGGAAGGTAACACAAAGCCAAGAAGCATCTCTGATTTCTCCCTTTGGTCTCCCGGTTAGCTCCAAGGTGATTCCGTAGGAATCCGATAGTTTAGCTAGATCACTTTTCATCTGTTGCGTCCCTCCCAGCCTACAGTAATGCCTTCGATAAAAGCGTTAATTCGATTACAAAGATCTCTTGCGGTAATGTGTCCACACCGAAAGGTGTCTCTCTCTCCGCCGCCTTCGCTGTTTTCGTGGAGACTGTAGCCCCCATACGCTTGTGAAAGGTGAAAATGACCTTCATTCGCAATGCGTTTCCCGTTTGATTCGTTCCAGTGATCCAAAGGACGGCCTGCAACTTGATTCAAAAGGTCAATCTTTTGTCGTAAGTAGGTTTTAGTTATTCTTTTCATCGTAGTGTCCTTCCCACGTTGTATCCTCTGCGAACTTCTCACCGGTGAAGTCTTGTGTGGCGCGAAGCTTTAAGCGTTCAAGCTCATGGCTATTAACATTTAACATCCTCGAAACAACTCCCACAGAAATGTGATTGATGTCATGGCTACAATGCCACTCCCCTTTGAACTCCTCCACAAGCTCGAAAGCCTCCGCGTGAAGTTGCTTGGTGAAGTCTCGAATGGCTTTTCTATCCTTGGCCCTTTGTTGGGCTGTTTTCAGTGTTTTTTTCATAGTTTAGTTGGAGTTCGTTGACTCCATAAAGCCCCCCGCGACATGATCGAGAGGAGCTTTAGGAATTAACGCGCGTTAGAGTCGGAAGTCTTCGCGGCTTCTTTTACTTTCGGCTTGTTCCCGCATGCGTTCATAGCGTGCTTTGCTGCGAGCGTAGTTAACAACTATGCAACAGTAAGCGAGGATAAGAAGAGCGCATGCAAGGAGGATGAGGAATAGAGGGCCTGTTAGGTTTTCTAGGAAGGTCATGGCTCTCTACTTTTGAATGGTGATTGCTTCACGGGTTGCAACGACATTAACAACCTCCCCCGGCAATGCGTTCAAGGTGTCGCTAATGGTATTGGTGTTGGTGTCAACGATAGGACGACCGGTCTTCCCGGCTACCTTCCTTTTTCCGTTTGGATTCTTGGCGTATTTAAGAACACCATCGATCATAACCACGTCGAACTTGTCACCCGTGGTCCAGCCGTGGCTTGATAAGATGTTACCCTCTAACCACAATCTAGTTTTGCCTCGGTTGCTTCCCAGCTTGCGCGTGGCTTGTGTTAACTCCTCTTTGGCGATGTTGGCGAACGCTTTACCGCGTCCGGTCTGGATTTCGACAACCAAGCGGTTGCCCTGTTTAATGACCTTACGGCCTTGTATTGTGTTTTCTGTCTTTTTCATAAGAGTGGTGGTATTAACTCCATTGGACCCCCCGCGTCAAGCGAGGAATCCTAGGAATTAACACCGGTTCTTTTTAACGTGTGCCTCTAGCTCTTCAAGGGAACCAAAAAAACCGGTAATGCTTACGATGTCGTGATGATCGTGCTCCCCGTTGTTTTGAATGTTGTTCAGCTCTTTGAAAAGCTTCTTCCATTCCTTGGTCTCTCTTAAAGGTGAAAGCCGGTGAAACATGGTATTAATCATCCATTCCACATCTTCCCATTGAAGGCATTCCATGATGATCTCATAATCAGGCAGAGAAAAGATAGTGTCTTTAAGCTTCTCTAAGGTGATCGCCTTGTCGTGATCCATGATATACTGAATGATCTGACCGAAGGCGATGATTTCTGTCTGGTGTGCTTGGTAGGTTGTTTTCTTCATACAATTACAGTAATGGACTAATCTAAGTGATCTTACAAATAAAAAACAAAAAAAGTTTCGTGTGTCTTTTATGAGGGTGCTTGCAATCTAGTTTAAAAGTGCAAGCACCGGGTTGCTTTAGGTGTTACTTGGGTTGCTTTAGGTGTTACTTGGGTTGCTTTAGGTTGTGTTTACATTGTGCATACAGCTACATTTCAAAAGGGGTGGACAACGAAAAACAAGCACTAATGAAAACCAGGCTGTGGATTATACAATTTCGATTGTGGCTTCGCCTAGTAGAATAACATCACCGAAGCAAGATCAAAAACATTCCATATGTTCTCCGTTATCGCTTCACCATCTAGCTTTAGACACCCCCCTCTCTTGTTTTGTGTGCGATTACCGCTTATTGTGACGTTTTCGAGGGGACTTGGGGGGATTTTCGCCGTCGCCGCGCTAACTATACCCCTTCACATTTTTATAACAAAAACCTACAGCCTATCATCCTCCTCGATCTCATAGGATTCCTCATGGATCAACTGTGTCATCTCGGCGTGTTCTATGGCACCCCTAAGCTTCGTTTGGATAGTCGGCATCATCCCGAGGCCAGCATAAGGATTAGATGAGATAACCTTGATGTTCCTGGTGTCCTTGTGATGAACAGCAACAACAACATCATCGAAGTGTTCCTTTAAGCAAGCTAAGGCATGCTCTAGGTTGTCTAGGGAGACCTCAGGTATCTCTTGGTGCTGGATGTTGGAGTTATGTTGCATTAAACACTGATAGGTTGGTTCTATATAGGTATCCTTCTCCTCCTCTCTTAGAGCTATTCTAAGACTCCCTTAAGCCTCCCTTATTCTAAGATATTATAAGATCTCCTTAGGTGGAGGATGATGAGGATGATATTAATAATCCTTAGATAAGCTCACCTTCGGGGTAATTCTAAGATAGAGAATGAGGAGGGATGTTATTGGAAGGAAATAATCCTTAGACCATCCACCTTCGGGATAATCCTAAGATAGACTTATTTTTCCCCTTACCCTATTATGGGTCTTATTTGTAAAGGATTGTTATTCAACTACTTAGCCCAATCTAAAAAACACTTGTTAATAGACGTGGCTATTGCTTTTCCTAGTTGTTGTTTTCCGTATGATTCTTGGAACATGGTCCATTCTTTTTTGTTGGTTCCGAAGAATGGTTCAAGGATAACGCAAGGTGCTTTAAGCATCCTAAGGAACCGTGCGCCTCTTTCGGAGTTGTCCTTGATGGCTTTGGGTCCACGGTTGAGGTTGTTGGGGAAAGCGGAGGACATTGAGTCGATAAAGGCGTCGGCGGCTTGTTTGCCGTGTTTGGAGGTGTGCCAGTAAAGAGCTTCGTATCCGTTGGCCTCTTGGGACTTGTAGGCGTTGAAGTGGAGTTCGACCACAAGGTCAGCCCCAAGGGGATCAACGCCAAGCTTAAGGTTAGCCATAGCTTCGGTGTAGGAGTCCCCTTTGTATTTGTCGATAATGGTAACATCAATAGACTCATCTAGGTAAAGATTGATAAAGTGAGCAAGGGTTCGATTGTAGGCCCACTCGGTGTAAGTGCCATCCCAACTCACGGCTCCCTTGTCGTTGGCCCTAGAATGCCCCACAGCGAGCACGAGGCGTTGTTTCCTAGGCTCACCTACCGGTCCATCCAAAACCCTTTCAGAATCCATCCTAAGGCCACTATCGCGGTATTCCTCAAGCATCTTTATAATGTCGTTAACAGTCTTTATATCCATGATGTATATGTGCTTTTGTTATTGTGGGACTTGTAATAGGTGTCCTTGAAGTCCCTGAGTTGTTGTAGGATGGCTTCTTCCTTGCGTTCTCCTATCTTAGTGTCAGCATCTTGGGCCATCTGTTGTGTCCAGTAGGAGACTCCCATAGAAAGGGCATCAAGTCTATCATCATGTGTTAACGCCCCTTTTTCTCGTGTAAGGCGAGAGAGTTGGAACATTAGCTGATATTTTAGCTGTGTCTCGATAGGATACTTTTGGGCTGATTCGTAGTCGTTCTTGATGACCTTAGGGTCGATAACAAGCCTGTGTTGGTTAAGGACTGGTTCCAGGGTATCTACTATTCGCCTTTCCTTTTGGACGTTATGTCGGATCTCCTCGATGGTGCAAGGGTAGATCTTAGTGAGATAGGGCTTAATGATCTCCACAAACATGCCGTCACCAAAGTTACTTTCCACCACAATAACATTAACCTTGTTCATCTTGGCCTTCATTGTTAAGACCTTAAGAACCTTTTCGTCGTATCCTCCTTGCATACCACCGGCATCGGTAACATACAGGTAACCATTAAGCATCTTGACGACAGCCCAAGAGGTCTCGTCTTTACCACGGCCTGATGGGTCAACAGCAAGGACACTTCCGGTATAAGGCACGTGTTCACCTACAAGCTTCATAGGACGGAAGAAGCGGTCCCCGGTGAAACCGACGTTAGGCACAGTGCTGTCCCAAGCGTTCTCCGGGACTTGCGCCCACACAAGCTTTTCGGGTGCCGTCTCGTTATCAAGGTCCATAACAATCAGGTCATTGATTTTTAGGGGATAGCGGTCCAAGTCAGACAGCTTAGGGTCCAGCATGAACTGCATGGCGAACCCTGACTTACCATAGGATGCTTCACGCTCTGCTAGGTCGATGTCACCAAAGCGGCTGGGTTCGGTAGGTTCCCCTACGTTATCGTCATCGATACAGGAGTCAGCTATGCTTCCCTTGTAGATCTTTTCGGACTTATCTTTTGTTACCTTCTTTGCGGGCCACACGCGCATCTCGTAGTCACGCTCAAGCATCTTGTTATAGATACTGTCCTCACACTGGGGTGTCCCAAGGAAAAGGATGCGGCTGTTGTCCTCGGGCTTAAGGATAGCTTCGAACTCCTTGACTTGCTCTGAGAGCTTGTCACGCATCGACTGGGTGGCTGAGTTGTTAGGGACTTCTACGTCATCAGCAACAATGATGTCCGCACGGCTACCGGTAAGCTGAGATGTTATACCAAGGGACTTGACCGAGGGAGCGTGTGATGCTTGGGCTGGTCCGACATCAAAGGAGATCTTAGAGAAGCGTTGTTTGTCCCCAGGCATCAGGTGAGCCAACACGGGCATCTCGTGGATCAACCTAAGGGTGAACGTGGAGAAGTCATCAGCGCGGTTCTTGGATGCCGAGACAACAAGGATGTTCTTTTGTGGGTCTAGGAGTAGCTGGTGGACTACAAAGGCAGAACAGATCCATGACTTACCGACACCTCGGAACCCTTGGATAACACCTCGTCGTGGACCGTTTTGCATCCACTCGGCTATCTCGTATTGGATAGGGGTGGGTGCGGGTAGCGTAAGGTGGTTCCATGTCATCCAAAGGAAGTTACGGAAGTCCTTAAGCTGTGGTGGAAGATCACTCATTCATTAACAACCTTATCAGTCGGATCTTCGAAGGGAAGTAAATTTACAAGTGCTTCCAAGGGTGAGTCCTTAGTGATACTGGCTGTGATGTTATTGTCCTTAAGTAACTGACGTGCAGCGTTTAACAAGGCAGGAGCAGGTTCGCCATTCTTGATTTGGTCGATGAATGTATCAATGAGAAGGTCTTGTAATCCCTCCATCTTTATGCTTCGTTTTTCGTCGCTCATTTCTGTTTATTCTTTAAGAGGTGTCTGATCTTTATTAACATATAGATCAACGTCGAGAGTCCTACCGCAATAGCCACAGTGGTGTTAACTTGTTCGAGTGTTATGTTTGCAATCAATCCGGTGATACCTACTAAGGGTGTATTGACTGAGGAGTTCATGTCTTGTGTTATGCAAAGGTGCTTCCGAAGACGATGAAGTTAATACTAGTAGTCGATGCTACGTTAGCTTGCGATTCTATCGTAAACCCGGCGGTTGTTTTAGACATAACTGTTACAGAGTGATTGTCACCCATAGATCCACTAGTCACCATGTTAGCAAGCACTACATAATTAGTATCGAACATACCGTCTGTGAACGTAATTGTTCTTTGATCCCCGGATTGTGACGCTGACGCAACATTATACGAACCGGCAGCTAAGGTTGCGGACCCTGAGCTATAAGCTACTGTTCCATAACACTTTGGAGAAAACGGACTGTGTTTAAGAACGTCAGGTGTGACTACACCATAGCTACCGCTTTGGGCTTCCATGTTAGCTTTGGTGGCTTTAGTCACCTTGTTTTGTGTTACCGCTTGATCGCCTATTTTAGTCTCCGTTACAGCTAGGTTGCCGATTTTGCTTTCTATAACACAACCAGTCGCTAGCTCAACTGATCCTACTGTGCCGTTCTGGATCTTAGCGGCGTTAACAGCATTGTCTGCAATCTTTGCGTTAGTGACTGCGCTGTTAATTATGCGGTCTTCTGAGATTGAGTTTGTTGCAATTTTAGGAGCGGTTACAGCACCGGCTGCAATAACACCTGATGTTACACTTTGAAGACCAGCGTTCGTGTCGGCTGCGTCCTCGGTCATCTCCTGTGCGGCAAAGAGACCTTGCTTATAGGCAGTATCGAGATCACTTTCACTTAACACAGCGCCTGACTTAAAGTCAATCGCAGGTATAACTGAGGTGGTCCGATAGACACGCACTGAGCTAGAAGGATAGATCAACGGGTGACTGTCCCACGATGCTCCTGTATAAGTAACAGTCTGGGTAGTGAGGTTGACCGTGTATCCGTATCCGTCCCCGCTTTCTACTGTTAAAACAGTTCTGGCTCCGTTTGAAGCAATCGCAATAACAGTAATGTCATCGGCGCTTAATACGTCAAAACCATAGGTAATTGATTTACTTGTTGGGTCGTCGGTTTCGTAGAATGATAGTCCACTTGTGTCAGGCATGGTGTTTTATAAGGTTGGGATAGGGTTTCTAAGTTGTTGTTTCTTTAAGTTGATGTCTTGAATTGTTTTAAGAAGCTCAGGAAACTCTCCAATCATTTCTCTTTTTGCTTTTGCACGATACGCGCTCAACACTCTGTTAATCACTTTAACTCTAGGATCTTGCTCTTCAAGTTGTCCTACGCCTCCTTGCTGTTCAATCGCTTGAGTTAAGTTCTTAAACCCGCGTGATTTTATAAGACCTTTTAAAGCACCTCTCAGGTTTCGTCCTTCAATCTCAGTAGTTGATGTTAGCTCTAAGTAACGGTCGTAGGCTTGTCTTCCTTCTACGTTATAGAATTCACGCATGTTAGTTTCGTCGTTATTAGTAAAATTATGCGAAGGCATTCCAAACCCGTGGACTAATTCTTGAATGGTTTTGTCTACAATATCGTTTCTTGTGCTTGAGATATACACAGGGTTCATTACCCCGAGGAGTCCTAGGGGGTTTTGTTTGTAGATAGCTTCACCAAGGAATGTGCGTTTAGGCGGGATCATTTCATCGGTAAACGGCATTTTACGTAATATAGCATCTGTTAAACTGCGTGACTCTCTGATAAGGACTTCACTTTCTCCGATGTCTTTTACTTGGTTAACAAACATAGGAACCGCTAATCCACTTCCAATATCTCGTAACGTCTTAGGCCCGTAGATCTCAGGTTGCTGCACAAAGTTCAAAGCGTTGTTAAATCCACGAAGAAACGATTTATCAGTGATACTTTCAGCTACCGTGAACATCAAAGCGGATACCGCCTCTGAGCTTTCGGGTTCCATTTCTGGATTCATCGACATATAGTCAGCTACGTCTGCTGCGATTCCGATCATTGTTGCAAATGGGTCAAGACGTTGGTAACTAACGTAGGTCGGATTATCTTCATCTCCCATAACAAACGAGTTAGGTTGCCATCCGGTGGCTCTAAGAGCTTTGACTTCATCTGGGTTTCTAGGACCACTTCCGGTTATCCGATCACGGTTAAGATACGCAAAGTAGAAGAGTGCGGCTGACCCTGCTGTTGCTGTCGCCATGCGCCCGCTGTATTCTGCTTTCTGCATTGGGTTCATTGCGTCGTATTCTGCGCGTCTCATTTTAGCTTTGCCAGTAATCCGCGGCGCAATCTGATCGTAAGCAAACCCCATCGGTGTTCGTTTTAATCCAAAAGAAAGAATCTGTGCGGGTGTGTTAACAAACGGAAGGATTAAGTTAAGGGGAGCAAATTTCTGTCGCATCCTATTAACCATGCCAACAATCTCACCCTGATCTACTTTAGTAAATGTTACTTCCCTTACGTATTCTTTTGTTTCCTCAATCGCCCTAAGAACGTCTTGATCTTCAATTAGTCTGTCTCTATTCTGTCTTGTTACGCTTGCGAATTCGTTAGCAAACCCCAAGTCATCTTGCATCAGTTCGCGGCTATTGGGTGCGTTCAAGATGTTTTCCCGTGCTTGTTTTGAGAAGTCTTTAAGAATGCGGCTTTCAGTGTAAAGGGATCCATCTTTGTTAATAGCCTGATCAAGTGATTTCTTAATCCACGCTTCTTTCGCATCGACCGGTTTGTTAACCCAGTTTTTATCTGTATAAGCGTGACTTCGTAGTTGTTGTCTTAAACGTGTGTAACCTGCTAGGGCTTTGTTCATCGAGTCACCACCGGCGTTAAGTGCAAACGGAAGGTTCATAGCCCAGTTAAACCATCCCATAACTTTACCAGGTGCGCTATCTTGTTCCATTCCAAGCACCCGCGGGTCAGCAGCATCAATCAAAACATCATTGCCTTCATTGAAAGGATTCTTTCCTCCTGTGAAAGCGTCAGTACGTGTGCTAGCTCCTTTGGTTCCTACAGCCCATGCCCTTGCGACATCTTCCATATCGGTGTGAAACTTTAAGGATTCTTTAAAGACCTGCTGCTGCGCTGCGTCACCTCTTAATGATCCTATTCCAGACCCAACAATCCGCTCGGCTCGTTTAAGAAAACGCACAGCTAAAGGCATAGCAACGTTTAGTGTTACTGTGGCTGGTCCTGATAGTAAGTTGGACTGAAACAACCTAACACCAAAGTTAGTGAACTTATCATACAGACTCATCTCTGAGATCTTCTTTGCGATTTGAAGTTGGTCTACTCCAGTTTCGTTCTCAATCGCAAACAAGCGACGTTTAATGTAAGTGTCGAAACCTTTTTCCATGTTACCAAACCTAGACTTAAGCCACTTATCAAAGTTCTTTTTAGTTGTGAAACCACGCCCAGTAACAGCCATAGCCTCTTTGCGTTTCTCAATGTATTCTTTCCGCTGCTTTCTTAATTCTTGTAGCCTAGTCTTTTTTGTTTGTTTTAGCAGAGAGTTCCGGTTCTTTTGCAGAGCTTGCATGTTAACAAACTGTCTGTCAGTGAGTTTTGATAGAGCTTGGAAATCCTTGATTAAATCTTGGATGTCATTCTCTTCTTTTAACATGTCCCGATTAGATTTAATCTTATCAAGAATAACTTTGAGTTCGGGATCAGTTTTAATGTCATCAGGAAGAGGTTTTGTTTTAGAAGCCTCATCTCCGTTCAGAAGCTTACGACGTGTCTCATCCAGTAACTCCTGCGCGTCTGCAAGTTTAAGTTTCCGTTGTCCTTTGCTTTTAACTAAAGCCTGTAGCTGTTTGACTGCGGAGTTAGCTTTTCCGGGTTTTAACTCGTCTCTGAACTTCTTAGTGCGGTCTAATTGGGCCTTCCGCTCGTTCACGCGTTTCTTGTAATCAGCGTTACTAAGGGTATCCACATAGTGTTCCTCTTCGCGTAGACTTATAATAGACTGTTCGTCACGAAGGGCTTCGTCGTGGTAAGAAATCTTTTCTTTAAGAGCTAAAATCTCAGGGTCTTCGTCAAGCTTTGCTTTTTGTTCGTCCGTCATGTTCCTGATTTCATCTGGATCCATGTCGTTAATTCTAGCTGTGCGCTTACGTCTTGCTTCTAGTTGTTTCTCTAAGCGTTCGATCTCCTGTTGTCTTTTATCTGCTATTTTCTCCTGCTTGTCTTTTGACGGTTTAACTGTCTCAGGGTCAAGAATATCGTCGGTGTCGTCTAGTATGTCGCTTGCGGCCTCGTCTGTGGCTTTCAATCGAGTGTTACTCATCTCAGTGGCAAGATACTGTGAGTCGTCCAACGTGTTCGCTTCGTCCACTAACTTATCGACATCCAATCTGTTTTGTAGGTCTACAATGTTTTTACCTTGTCGGGATCTCATTAGATCAGACGCTCCGGTTCCGATTGTCGCGTGTTTAAGAGTGTAGCGTTTGTGTCGGTTCTCCGCTTGGACAATCTTAAGTTTCATTTCATCAAGCTCCAATCGGGTTGCGCCATCAGCCTGTAGTTTTACGTAACTTTGACTAAGAAGATCCAGTTGCTCGTTAACTACTTTGACACCTGCAAACGCAAGTTGTTGTTCTATGTTAATTCTTACGAAGTCTTGTGCTGATCCGGGTCTGTCTAAACCTCCTGACTTAATAAAGGTTTCAATAGGAGTAGTATCCATTCCCATGACACGGGTGCGTTGTAACATCTCCGCCGCAATCTTTTCGGTTGTCCTCTTCTCCTTAGCCATTAACTCAGGCACAAAGCTTTTGAACATATCGTCTAATTCTTCTGCCGTATCTGCACCCATTAACGCTGATGTTATACGGGAGTTCGCGTAGATAGCTGCGGGACCGCTTATGCTTTCGGGCAAGTCCGCGCTTTTAGCTGCGTCTCTCGGGGCTTCTGGAGATATGGGTTCTTCAAAAGTTTTCTTTGCGGCCTTTACCGGGTCTTCCTTTACTGGATTTCCTGGGACTTCTTTAACTAACTCTTCCGGGTCGGATTCCTTGACAAGCTCTTCAACACGTTTCGCTTGTTCTAAACCTTGTCGAGTATAATTTCCCGCCGCAATTTGTTCTTCCTCAATCGCTGCTTTAGCGTTCTCAAGGTTTGCTTTAGCTACTGGTGACCCGTCAAAGTTCTTCATAGCTTTTAACAGTTTGGTGCCGGAGATTAACCCAGTAATTGCACCGCCAACAAGACTGCCTTCAATAACATTCTTCATCCGTCCTTCGAACTCAGAGTCGCTTTGATCGGATTGAAGGTATTCTGTTACTGGTTTAAGAAACTCCGTGTGGTCCGCTAAGAGGTCACTAAGACGTTCTTCATGTCCATCAAAAGCCACAAAGTCAGCGATAGCTCCTGCCGTGTATCCCTTAGCAAGTTTAGTTGTCTTCTCTCCAAATTTAATTGCAGTTGCTGCTCGTCCTAATTTACTTACAGCACCTACCGCTCCAAGCCCCGGAATCAAACCCGCCGCGAACTGAGTAAAACCCTCGGCAAGTCCACCCGCTAATCCTTTAGGTCGTTCTAGGGTTCGTTTTTCCCACTCTTCCGGTAACGCGTCTCCAAGCACCATGTCAGCTACTCCTATCATTGAGCGGCCAAACCCTTCTAAACCAGATAACACACCTGTGCCAATGTCTTCAAAAAACCCTACATCTTCTTCTTCACTTGGATCTGCGATGTCTAAATGCTCATAGTCTGGGTCGTTAAGTTTACGACTACCAAACGCTGGGGCAGCAAAAGGAAGAGAGGAGGTCAGTGTTTGACGGGGAAATAGACTCATAATTATTTATCTTCAGTAAGTTCTGGAATGAATTTTAATTTACGACCAAGTGCAAGCTGGTAGTTAGCGAATTGTTCTAAGGACACAGCGTCGTTATCTTTAAAGTAAGTGTTATAAAGGATCTCCATGTTTGTTTTTGCATACGTTCCGGTGCCTTTCTGCCAGCTAATTATTGCTTCTAAATTGTAGACATGTGTTTTAGCGGTCTCTTCTTTTTTGTAACGCTCATTCCAGTTTAAGTTCAAGCGTTCAGCTTGCCATTTAGGTTTGACGTTATCCAATAATCCTAGGTCTCCTTTTTTACGTCCTGTTTTAGGGTCTAGTATTGGGTCTTCAAATATTCCTTCATTACCGTGGATCTTCATAGATAGACCAGTGTATTTAAATATGTTTGTAAATTCGTTTAAAGATTTAGAATACCCTGACGTATCTCCGCTTCTGAGTTTGTCTGTTAGTTTCTTTGCGTTGTGTTTCAAAAAACCAAAATCATTCTCTTCGATCTTCGTGTTAGCCATCCGAAAAGCAGCTTGGCGTTGCTCAAGTGTGTTTCTCTCCACGATAACTTGCATTCGTTCGCTATTTTGTTCTAAGTCATCTTCCGGCGTAAACGTCTTAACAAGTTTACGTAGATAGTAAGTTGGTAGTTCTCGGTTTCTGATTTGAAGTTTCCCTTTCTCATCAAGCAAATCGGTCCCTCCTAAACGTTCCTCTACGGCTTTGGCGGCATCGTCGTATCTCATCTGCCTGCTTGCCTCTTCAGATAAACCTTCTATTGGTTCCCCTTCCTCTAACGCAGTGGACACTGATGTTTCAAGGGCTTGAGCTTGGTTGGCAGCGCGTGCCTCCAGAGATCCTTTTAATTTAGAATAAACTGACTGGACGGAGGTTTTATAGTTAGCTTCAAACAGCCGACGATACAGATCACGTATAGGTTCTGGTGGTCCTTCTAAATCTCCTTCGACGGGGACTTGGAAGTTCATTGGTTCTGTTAATCCTCGTTGTTCAAACTGAGGGACAATCTGGTTTAAGGTTGCCGTTCTTGCGCTATCAAAAGCCATCCGGTCTGCACCTTGCATGATGTCCAGTAGAATCTCTCTGCTATTAGGGTTAGAGATATTAAAGGCATCGACTTTCTTAAATGGTTCCATTGAGTTACCGAGTGATTCCGCAACATCCATAAACTTACGCCCAAGATAAATCTCTCCTGCATCAGCGTGAAAAGCGTTGTGAATGTTTGTTCTAAAGCCTGGTTTGGCCCATTCGTCGCTAGTTTTAAGGTCACCTTCGCGAGATCTGTTTATCTCTGATATAACATTATTGTAAGCGGCTTGCCCTAGTTCGCCTCTACTTCTTAATTGAGATGTTTGTTTTTCAAGGTCATCCAAAGATTTCTTATACTCTCCCGGTCCCATTGTGTCTGAAGAACCTCGCAAACCCGCAATATTCTTTAGCAGTTCTTCCGCTTGGTCTTCGCCTATCTTATCTTTGTCTCTGTCTTCTTGACGGTCGAGATCCTCTTGTTTACTGTCTATCGCTTTTGTTACGGATGTCAGCATTCCCGCGTCGTAAGGGATTCCTCCTATTGTTATTAAACCTTTTTTAGCGAGATCAACAAACTCCCCTACCTCTTCAAGATTCCCGTCACTGACTGACAATAACAGTTCTCGGGTCGTGTCTGCTATTACTTGGTTTTTAATTTTACTTTGATCGACGTTGGTCCCTGCATCCCGAAGCGCGTTGTTTTGCGTGTTGTTAATTAACACAGACATCTGTTCAGCACGGCTTTTTAGTTTGTGCTGATAATCGTTACTCCCTTGTTTAACTACTTGACTAGCGGTTTTTGTGACCAGTTCTGGTTTTTCTGTCTCCTTGTCTTGATCGCGAATAAATGAGATGCCTTTCAACAGCGCATCGTTTTTCGCCATCATTGCGTTGTTGGAGTCCTTATCTACCGGTATGTCAAAGCGTCCTTCGGGAGCATCTTCAAACGCGGAGCCGGTATCGTGAACCATAACAGGAACATTAGTAAGCGTATGCTGCGTTCCGTCTTTGGTCTCATACGTCATACTTTCAACAACATAACGACGACCATAGAACTCAGGGTTACCCGCGACTGTTACTACCGTATTCTCTGGGTCTTTTCGAAAATCTTCTAAAGTTCTTACGATACTCTTTCCGTCAGCTCCGGGGCGTGACGAGGCGTAGCCTCCTTCCATCTTCTTAAGTTTTCCTCCTTTTTGTGGCGAGTATATTGAGATGTTGCTTTGCACAGTCTGAGGTGAAAGGACCGGCTCATCTTCCTCACTACGCTCTCGGAAAGGGTCTCCTGCGAGTGGAGGTAACATTCCAAACTCTCCAGTGATCTCTACGTTGTCTCCCGGCGCTGCGACTTGTGCTGTAGGCATATCGCGCAATCCTGATAAGCTTGAACCAATGTTTTGATACATGCTGTCGTTCAGAAACTTCTGTCGTTTTTCAACTAGCTGGGCATGGGTTCTTGAGGCAAAGGCCGGTAACTGAAGTAACAGTTGATTGTGAAGAGACACTTGGTTTGGAAAATTCTTAACCATTTCGTTAATCTCCTCGGGGATAGCAGCTTTATAAGCATCGACTAAACGCTGTTGAATGTTCTCGTCTGTGTCAATCTTTCCATCTTTTGTAAGCTGTTTGTTAATCTCCTGTAAGCTGGAGTTTTTAAAATCTTGTTCTAATCTATCTAACGCGGGTTGGATCTCAGACTTAAACAACTGGTTGTAAAGAGCTTTATCGACCGCTTCTTGGTGTCCCCAGTCAAATAGAAAATTCTTGGACTCTTGATCACCAGCCTCGGCGCGACGTGCTAACTCATCTTTAATCTCCTGCGGGTCCATCGCTTGGACCTTTTCAACACCAGCTTTTTGTCGGATGTTTTTAAACTGCCCTGCAATTTGTGGTAATTGATTTAAAGCTGTTGCTAAACGAGTTAGAGAGTTCTGTTTAGGTGTAGGAGCCGTGACTACGTTATACTGACCACCCCTAGTTACGGTTGGCTGTAATGGAACTTGGCCTACGTTTACATTAACAATCTCTCGTGTTTGTTGAGATAAAGCTTTTTTAAGTTCTTCAGTTGTCATTAGTTATCTGACTTAGTTTTTGCGGGTAGAAGTTGAAATGTAGAAAGACCTGTTTGCACTCCTTGTAACCCTGATTCCAACAGGCTAGCTTGTTTGATTGGCTGGTTGATTCTAAGCTGGTTCATTCGTGATCGTATTGCTCCTTCTTCCATCTCAAAGGCCGTCTGCTGTGCTTGTAGTTTTCTCTGTCGTTCCTCGGACGCGCTGTATCGCCCACTCTTTGCTGTCATCGCTCCTAGGATCTGGTCTAAGGAACGTCCGCCTACACCTGCTTCAGTTAATGCAACAAGCCTAGCACGCGACTTAGCTTCCATAGTTTGGAGTTGAGCGGCTTCTTTTCGTTGTGACCTTGCGATGTTTTCCTGTCCGGCTCTTACCTGTATAGCGGTATTAGCACGTTGCGCTCTAACTTGTTCAGCAGCAGAGGCTTGCGCTTGAGCTTTTTCTTGGGCGCTTGCCGCAGCTTGTTGCCCAGCGAAGGAGGAGATAGCACTGGCAGCACCCATAGCCATCGAGATAGGTTCACACATAATTGTTATTTAGAGAATGAGGGATTGATTTGGAATGAAAGGAAGTCGGTGAAGTCGTCATCGGAGAACTCAGCACCACACCACTTAAGCCATCGAATAGCTGTGGTGTTTTGGACGTGGACGTGGTTGACACATGGTAGTTTGTAGTGGTTAACAATAAAGGAAAGCCAAGCTTTACTAGCTTTAGCAAACTCAAAGCCCGCAACTTGAAGCAGCCTATCGGTCATTAACAACCAGATGTAATTGGTGTTATCTTTGACAAGCTCACCGATCCCAAAGCAAGCTAAGGGAGCGTGATCGTCTTTGGCGCATATAGTCCACGTATGGTAGTCCTGCTCTAATCCTAAGAACAATGCTTGTGTTGGGGTGGACCCACTGGTTAACAAACATTCAAGCTTGTCAATGTGGCGCATGTTGATGCCTACCTCTTCACAGTCAGATTTACGGGCTGACCTAAGGTAGACGTTATTATATTCTAGTTGAACGGGTATGGACGTTGGCTTCGAATTCACAGGCTTGGAAGTTAGATGCAAATGCACTTGAGTTAACAATCTTAATAAGCGAATCCTTGGCTTGTGTAAAGATCGAGAATCGTAACTTACCGTCTTGTGAAAGCAAAGAGTCCGTCGAGGTGATGTTAATGACGTTAGGACTGTAGGTAAAGATACGCTTGTCTCTAGCAATAGGTGTTACCTCAACTTGGAAATCCAAGGCGTCCGTAAAGAACAAGGTGCCATTCCTGAGGATCATACGGGCAAGTCCCGAGGACACCGGTGGGTTACCTTGTTTGAACACCGGCTCACTGAAGGTGTATTCTAGGTTGTATCGCAGACCGCTGAAGCACGTCCGGTTGTAGGACTGAATGCTTGCTTGGTTGACATTGACAAAATTAACAACAACTCGGTTGCCGTGGCTGTCATACACCTCAACAACATCATCAGGACCGGGAGTGAACCCGAGGTCGATCAAGGTGTCCGTAGGTGTAGAGGTCGGGTTACCAACAAATGTTGTCTTCTTGAGCATGTCAAGGTGGATCGTAAAGCCGTCAAGGGTGTCATCCTCAAGGCGTAGCTCTTCACACTTCATCTCAGTCAACAGGGTGTCGCCATCTTTGTCACCGACAACAAACAGGGAGCTATTGATGAACTCTAGGCTTAGGACATTGAAGGGCATCTTGAACTTGCTCCAAGAGCTAACAACCTTTTCCCGTCCGTTAAAGAAATACTTGTAGACGTAGATGGTGTCGCCTCCTGAGCTAAGAGCAATGAGGTCGGTGGCCGATGAACCTGATGTTACAAGGATGTTACCGTCTGTGATGTATCCTGGAATTTGTGTGGTAATGTCATCCGAGTCGTAAACGTCCGTGGTGGCATTGAGAGAATACTCTTGCATACCAAGGAAGTTACCGCGCTTAAATGGGAAATAGACATAAGAGCCAACAGCAAGGGGATCTTCGGATGTGTTAACATCATAGTTGGTGACTGCCTCAAGAGTGATTGTTTCGTTGGTCAAGGGATCACCCTTAAGAACAAACTGTCCCCGGTCGGCAAATAACAACAGGTTCTCTTGGAAGGCAACGCTGCTTCGAAGGTTTGTTACGTTAGCAGTGGCAGATGTAACATCAATCGGAGCGGTATCCAACAGAGTCCTTACGGTGGTCCTAAAGAAGTTAAAGAGTTCTCCGGCTTCCGAAAGCACCACAGAGTCCTCGTAGATGAATCCTAGGCGGTTCTTAAAGAAGACAAAGTTGTTAAGCTTCTTGCCGACAAAGGATGGAAATGGGTTGGTCTCATCATCACCTGCCTTACGCTTGGCCCATTGGGTAGTGTTAATTGTAAAGGTGTTCGGGGCTGTGTTAACAAGCTGAAGTGGAAGAGTGCTAGGGTCGAGAGCGATGTCAAGGTCTGCTCCTACGTCTTCTACCCATCCTCCTTCACCAAAGGATTGACCGTCGTTAGTCTCAAAGCGGAGATAGTAGTCGTCCTCGTTGGCGTCAGCAGAGCCACGCACGGCCACACGGAAACCATCAGGACCACGCACAGGTAGATCCGAAAGGGCATCGACTTCCTTGTGGACGAGTCCTAGGCCGGAACCAGCAAGACCATCGAATGCTTCAAGGAAGAAGTCTTGGCCGTCGTTGCGATTGATGAGGATAGCGCCGTCTTTGTCCTTTGAGGTGTAAGCGGCGGCGATTTCTGGAGAAGGAGTTCCGGTAGCTAGGTGAGTATTTGTAGACTGGTTTGTTAATACAAGACGTAACTGTGATGCGATGTTGGTTGCGTCCGCCACCTCTTCTTTATTCTGTCCTCCGCTTAGAGCCGTGACAATGCTTCCTTCATCAAAAGCAGGGGATGCGTCAACGCTTGTAGAGAAGGTCTGAGCCGAGTCATACTCAACAGTAAGACCGGGATGTAAAAGTGTTATACCGGTTACCGCGTTGGTAGCAGAGTCTATCGTAATGTTAAACTCAGGACGCACGTCCCAATCAACATCTGACGGGAACTCTAAGGTTGGCACGTCATCCTCATCATAATTAGATCCTCCACTGATAAGGGTAATGGACTGAATCTTGTAAGCGTATTTAATACTAAACACTCCGCTTTGATCACGAACCCAAGTGACTTGGAATTTTGCACCACCACCACTAAAGGTTCCTTTGTCTCTAAACTTAAGACCATACTTCTTACCGAAGTCTCCTTGTTTAACAAACACTAAGGCACGGGACGAATCAAGCGCCTCGGACTTCTCGGTTGTCTTAGCTACAGTAACATCAGTGTTAAGAAGGAACGTGCTGTCCCCTATGGTAAGAGCTTTAAGTTGTTCGTGGGACTTGTTAGCTGTTGCTAGCTTAAGATAATCACCACTGACTTGGTAACCGTTGGCATATGTTACTCCTCCTGCGGTAATGGACGCTTCGTCTCCAGTCTCTAGGTTGAACACCCTGATAACACCTGTGCCGTCGCCTGATGTCCGATGCTCAACAGTAACAACATACCTTTCAGTCTCACTCCGGTTGATGAAGTGCAGGAAGTCACCCTCCAACGCTACAGCCCCTAGGTTGTCTATGAGCCGTGCCGGAGGACGCTTAGTGAGTCCTTTAGTGACGGTGGAAAGACCGTTGATCTGTTCCTCACATTGACCAGCTAGGCGCACCTGAGGTGACTGTTGGCTGACCCCTTGGATGAGGTTAGGAACGGTAGTTGTTATGTTGGCCATCGTTTAAGCAAGGTCAGTGCGGCGGTTGATGCCGATACGTGTAGCAGTGTCGTAGTTGTCGAAGATGGTTCGATCAGAGTTGTTACCTTCAGCTTCTTCCATAGCTGCCTTGGCGCGAATCTCATCACGGTAAATAAGTGCCTCAATCTCACGGGAGCCAACAAGTCTGTTAGCAAACATCCGGGATGCCTTGAGGGCAATGTAACGTCGAGCCTGTTCTGGTAGCTCTTCGTATTCAAGTAAAAATGTTATGTTAACCTTAAGCTCGTCTTCAGTGAATACATCAGTGTAGTTCTTGCGGTCAAACAATGTGGTGCCTCGTTGGACTACATCATAGGTGGTGTCAACTGTGTCCACTTGCAGGACGTTGTCAGGTAACACAAACTTATTGGAGGCGTTGGCGTCCAACTTGTAGTCTAGGGCTGTGTTAAAGTGCCACCCATCTTGTTGAACCTCACGTGACACTTCGTCAATAACACCTTTAGCAAGTGCAGCAGATGGCGGCAAAGAAGTAGTGTTAGCGATAGAGTTTACAGGTGCTTCGGTAACGTAACCGAGCATGGTGTTAACAGCGTCAAGTTTGGTGGTAAGGGTAGCCATAGTAATTGGGAAAAGAAAAAGCCGCACCCCCATCATTAAAGAAAGGAGTGCGACCGTTGGGGTTATTAGGGGGTATTAGGGGGCGGTTACTTCAAAAGCAGCCTCGGGGCGAAGGACGCCGTGGCCCATAGCATACTTAGCTACGAACAGGCTTCCTTGTAGTTCGACCTTGTAGTCGCTTTCGGTAGCAAGGTCAAGGAGCTTGACAGTTCCGATAGCCGACGGGTGTCCACCGATGATCTGAGTTTTTGACAAGTTTCCGTTGTAGCCAGCGCCATTGGAACCTCCACCAAACACGTCATTCTTGACGGAAGATGAACCATCTCCAGTAGAGACACCTGACAAGTCAGAGTCAATGTCGTTAAGGTGATTACTCTTGTAGAGGTTAATTCCAGCAACCATTGGGATGCGACCAGTAGCAACATCACCACGACCACCGAAGTCACGATTAACAACCTCTTCACCAGAGGCGATCAAGGTGTAGTAGTCTTTAGGTTTAAGGATAGCGAAACGCTTTCCGTCGTTAGGGATGTCGTTCTCGTCAAGCTTCTGAGCAGCCTCAAAGAGGACATCTTGGATGTTTTGACCGGTTAACGAGTTAAGGGCGACAGTGCTGTTGATAGCGATCCCGTCTATACCATCGTATCCATCAGATGCAGAGGTCTTAAGTGCAGATTCAGTACGTGCAGCAGCCGCAAGGGTCTTCATGGTTGCAAGATCAAAACGCTTTGCAAGAGCCTTACCGAGTTCCTGAGCATAAATGCTTCGGACATCGTAGTGGTTCTTAAGCTCATCAATGTTTGCGATGAAGGTTGAGGCAAGTAGGACATCATCAATGCTGATAACTTTCTCAGCGTGTTTAATCTGACTCAAATAACCAGCCGTTGAATCAGCAATGTTATGACCTGGGGTGTGGTAGTTAGCATCAGCGATACCAGTTACAGGGAACTGAGCAGACTTACCGTTAGCAATAGTCCGAATCGTGTGAAGTCCTTTCATCACGTTGAACTCTTCGAATGTGGTCAGGATTTCTCCTGAGAACACCTTGAGGAACAAAGCATTCGCATCACCTGCCACGTTGACTTGTCCCAAGCGGGACGGTAGGGTGTTAGCCATAGTATTTTGTTGTTTTAGTTGTTGTTAAGGTTGTCCTCATTCTGATGTGTCCATAACCGGGTTCGGAGTTATTGATTGTCCACCGCAGTGGGTCTCATCGTCGGCCTCGGGGGAGTCTATCTTTATGATGACGTTTGGTTTAAACACCACCAAGCTACTTATGCAGCTTGTAATAATGGTGAAAGTTGTTGTGTTATTCTCACAGCCTTGCCATGAGGTAACAGTAAGGTAGTTATCGCCTATGTCCGTAAGTGAACCATAGACTGAGCATTCAAGGGGACCATCGGTGCCGTCTTGCACGTGGTCTAGGAAATCTATTTTAATAACATCTCCTAACAGGAGGTTTTCGTTTACTTTCCTCAAGATCCGTTGCCTTTCTTCTTCTTCGACATGATCTTCAACCCTTTCCGCTTGGCTGCTTTCTTAGCTGCTTTCTTACCTTTAGGGGTATACGGATACGACTTATCTCCTACTTTGGGCATAATAGTGTTATTGTTATTGGTTGGGGTTGGGTTCAGCATTTCCACCTTCTAAGAGCTAAAGCTTTTCGAGTGGGCCTGCCTTTGGAATCTTTCATCGGGCCTTTGACGCCGGACATCCGCGCACAAAAAGACCGCTTCCTCGGGCCTCCCTCTGGTTGCGGTTTCTTTAAGTTACTACCTGTCTTTCGGTTGTAATACTTGCGCCCTTTTTCTGTTAAGCCTCCTTTGTCTGACTTGTGTTCTTTGCGAAGGGACAATCCTTTTCGTTTAGCGGGCATGTTGGTTGTTCTCTAGGTCGTTGATGTAATGTAACATCTCCCCCACCGTCTGCTTCTGGTCCGCTGTCCACGTCTGCTCTTTGGCCTTCTCTAAAAAGTAAGGGAGCTTTGTCGGACGAAGAGTCGGAGTGCATCCACTCATCAATAACATCACGCATATTGCTGTGACGCTCAACATATAGTTTCTCTTCATAGGCTTCCATAAGACCACGAAATGCCTCTGCTAACCGAGGAAACGATATTAGTAACTTGACTAGCAGAGACACAGACATGTGGTGCGTGTGTGTTTAAATGTTGTTATTTTTGTTTGGCACGACCAATGTTAAGTGCAAGGAAATCGACAACCTTGTAAAGCTTCTTGACCAACCCGTCATCGACAGGTGTAGGTGTAAGAGCGGCGATAGCGGAACAAGCAGCAATGACCATAGAGATGGCACTGAGTAGTTCAGTTTTGTTGTCGAGGATGTAAGTAATAATAGCTGACATAATTAGAATGCGGTTGTGACTGATAGTCGTTGTGAGACTTGCTCCCGGTATTTGTTATCGTAACTATAGCGCGGGTCTTGCATAGCAATCGTCATCTCCTTAGAGGAGCTAAAGGGCAATGCCCCGGCTGTTCCCGAGGTGTCCCCTTGGACAAGAGAAACAGGTGTTCCACCGTCCGACTGAAAGCGAGCATATAGACCACGGATCGCCATGGTTGCTGCGTTAACATCCCCTGACTCGACAGTGTTGTTATACACCTCTTGTTCTTGGTCTGTTAAAGATGTAGCTGCCCACTCAGACATAGCGTCGTAGTTTTCCTTTCCTCCAGCCTCTTGCATCAAGGTTTGTTGTTGTTGGTTAGCCACAGCTTCGTAGCCATTAACATACATATCAACCATCTCCTTAGGGATGCCGTTAGCCTCAAGGGACTTATAGGTCTCCTCGGATAGCTCACCGGTCTCGAAGTATTCTTCGGATGCGCTGGTGACAGCAGTGTTGGTTACCTCTGGTTCGCTGGTGGCGTTGTCTTCGGTCTCGGATGGCTCGGCTTTGTTCTCGTGGAACTGCTTTTCGAGGTTGCTGTAAGCGTCTGCTAAAGCCTCCGGGTTATCAAACTTCTCCGGTAACCACTCAGGGCGGTCTTGTGGAGGAGCTTCAGCCGTTTCGGGCTGTTGTTCTTTGGCTTGCTCATCTTGCATGGCAGCCTGTTGTTCAAGAGACATATTCTCCTGTTCTGTGGGTTCGCTAAATGTAACGCTTTCCATATTTATTCTTGTGGTTCAACTGATGGCATATTACCGGCCATAGCTTGATCATTCAAGGCTTTAATACCGGCTGGTCCTAGCTTCTCAGTCATAGCTTGCATCTGTTGCATCTGTGCTTCTTGTTGCATCTGCTCGGAACTCTTGATGAGTCCTTCGGTCTTGATACCGAGAGCAGTGGCACGACGCTTAAAGTAGTCTTCAACATTAACAAACTGGCCGATAGCTTCTGGTCCTACGACCTGAGCAGCACCGGCAAGGAATAAATCTAATTTAGAAAGATCGTTACCTCTACCAAGGGCCTCTACCCCGGTAACAATAACTGGCTTCACCAAGTCCTTAGGAAGCTTAGGTAACAACTTCTTCTTTTGCATGACTGACATGATGCGCTTCACCAATGGTAATTGCATCTCAGCAGCTAGGAGTGAATAAAGACCACCTAGGGAAGCCTCAAGCTCTTGAGATAACATACGGATCTCTTCGGCTGTCACACGCTCGGCCTGTCGGACTACACCTGAGGTCAACAAGAAGGCAGCACCAAGGCGGTCCTTGATTGCTTCCATGGTAACCTGGGCTGTCCTAAAGTCATTGAACTTATCTAGTTGGAGAGTGTTAACATCAGCGGCGTTGCCTTGGACAATCGCACCGTTGGGGCTTTCAGCTAACGTCCGGGCTCGTGTGGTGCCATTAGGGTTAACAAGAAAGAGAACCTTAGCAGCAGCAGCCGATCCCTCGACAATAGCACGGGTCAACGCTTCAAGACTTTGGATGTCACCGAGGTATTCCTCAACAAACCCACGTCCGTAAGCTTCACCATCAATCCTAGAAAGTCTTAAAGGGATGAACGGGTTGCGGTCCATTGTTACCTTACCACCAGCATACGGAATATCTACACCATTAACATCCTGAGTGATCACCCAGTGTTTGGCTTTCCTTTTACAAGATGTAAACAAGTCCACCTTAGCGTCACTTTCGGCAAGGTTCGGATCTTGTTGTTGAAGTCGTTGGCGTATCTCCTCCGAAAGAGTGCTGAATGCAACAGACTCCTTGGTGGCCACAGATAACAAATTACCCATAGGGTCACGCTGAACAACAAAGCGGTCGAGGTGAAAGACTCGGAGTCCTCCTTCATCCGGTAGATATAACAATGCGTTACCGGTGATGATGAGATGCTTAAGGGCTTCGTGAAGAGCAACCCGGTATGCACCTCGGGTAACCTCATCCATCACTAGCTCCTCAAGGGCTTGGAGAGATGCTTCGATCTCACTCATTAACTCAGGTGGAGTATCATCCTCGGCAAGCTTCTTTTCGTTGGCTTGGAATCTAAAGAAAGGTGAGTTAGGAGGCAACAACGCAAGGAGCAGCTTAGAGGCAAGATTGTTAACACCACGGGAACCGACGCCACTGAAAGGTGTCTCTAGGCGACTGTGGGGACCGAAGCCCTCCTCAGGCATAACATAAGGAAGCGTCAGCTTTGAACAGGCCCGTCCTCGGTCAAGGTAGGAATACCGTGCGCCTTCTAGGGTGGTATAGAGTTGCTGTGCTGTCTCGGCTTGCATGTGTTATTGTTGTTAAAGTAGTTCCTCGGGTTGAGGTTTGATTGATAAAAATTCTAGTTGGGTTAACTCCTGCACACCCTCGGCATCTTCAAGCATCGCGTCGTCGTTGGATGTAAAGCGCCAGCAGTCGATGGCTATGAGTCGCCCGCTACCGTCAGTGGCTTCAGCAAGGTTTTCTACAGGAGGTAGGCCCGTGAACGTGTTAGGATTCGGATAGCCACGGTCAGCATCTACGGCTGCCACAAGGCTCGTATAGAGTTCGTCAGGTTGGACGACATAGTATCTGAAGCCAGTGTCGGCTCGGGATTGCTCAATGTCTGTAAGTGGTGCGTCAGGGTCCATTAATTAAGCTCGTCTAAATTTGAAAAGAAGTCAGCGATTGAGTCAACGGTTGGCGCATCTTCTTCGCCGTCGATGAGTGCATAGGCCGGGTTCTTAATGATTGCCCACTGGCCACCGTCTTGATGCTCAATAACATCAGCCCAGCGCACGGTAGTGGTGCCGTCATAGTTTTCACCAGCGACTACTTTCTCGTTGTAAGCGTCGAGGATGTCTCGGTCTTTTGAAGTGTAAAACATGGTATTTAGAAAATGTTATAATACTTATTGATTCCATTCTCAAAAGACAAACGGTCTGCTGTTGAGATAGCTTTATTGTAAACAATGACCTCCATAAGAAAGCCGTTTGAGAATCCAGAGCCAGCCCTCATTAAATTGAAACTTGTTTGGGAAAAATTGGCTTGTGCCTCAGACGAAGTTCCGAGTGATATTCCGTTCCCAAATACTTGTTGAGCATTTCCATTAGTTTGGAATGACAAAACATTTCTACCAGACTGATTACTGAAGGTAAGAGTATTTAGGGTGTTGTAAGACCACGCCGCTTGGGTCATATATAAACGAGGAACACCACCGGAAACACCTAATGCCAAAGAGTTTTCATAAACTGCTGAAACCAAGAAATCGGTATTGTCTAAGCTTTGAGTAAGCGTTGGATGAACAAGAGTGTCATCTACGCCGTCACCAACGATTGCTGGATTACCTGAACCGTCAGTTACCAGCGTGCCACCATCGACGATTTTCGGCTGTTCCGAGGCTGTCGCCTGTGAGCTATCTCGTCCGTTTGAACTTTGGTCATACCATGTTGTGACGTGGCCGTCTGCTGTGAGCTGAGTAAGTTTTACGTTGTCGAAGTTGACTGTAAAATCTGAGACAGGTGACCCACCATCTCTAGCGAATCTAAAAGAAGTACTACCGC